TGTCTGGTCGCCTCATCTTTTGAAGCAGACGCCGATGATGCCGATGACGCCGCCGAACTGGCGGACGATGCGGCAGCCGTTTTTGAGGATTCTGCGCTGGTTTCCGACGCTTTCGCGTTCGTCTCGGATGTCTTCGCTGCGGAAGCAGACCTTGCTGCTGCGCTGGCCTGTTCAGTGGCTTCGCCAGCCTTCGTTGTGGCTGTTGAAGCAGACGATGCGGCGCTTTCTGCCGATTTTCCGGCGGCGGTGGCACTGGCTGAGGCCTGCCCGGCACTTGTTGACGCGGCACTGGCAGACGACGCAGCCGCTGTTTTTGAGCCTGCCGCAGCCGAGGCGCTCTGTCACGCTGCCGTTTCAGAAGACCTGGCGTTTGTCTCGGACGTTTTTGCCGCTTTCGCGGAATTGTCTGCCGCCGTTGCCGAGGAAGCGGCACTACTGGCGCTCGAGGCTGCGCTCGTTTCTGATGATTTTGCCGCCTCTTTTGAAGCCGACGCATCCCTGGCTGAGGTGGCAGCTTCTGACGCCTTCGTGGTCGCGGCGGATGCAGAAGTGGCTGCTGATTGTTGTGACGCTGCCGCATTCGTTTCTGACGTTTTCGCCGCACCGGCACTGGTGGCCGCCGCGCTTTTTGAGGACTCTGCAGCGGCAGCACTTTTTAATGCTTCAGTGGCCTTTGTTGATGCCGTTCCTGCGCTGGAAGACGCTGACTGAGCCGACGAAGCGGCCTGTCCGGCTGACGTGCTGGCTGCACGTGCTGAATCTGCAGCATCAGTCGCATGGGTTGCCGCCTCACGGGCAGATGTGCTGGCATCACTGGCTGACTTCTTCGCGGCTGCCGTGTTCTGTGCCACCACGGACGCGTTACGCGCCACCTCTTCCACCATCAGTTCAAAACGGCGCAGTGCCTCAGGACGGGCATCATCCTCCGTCATGGCACCGAGAAAATCATTCAGCGTACCGGGTCGGGAATCTTCATACACGGTGATGGTCCCGGCATGTGACGGCGGGAATCCCTCCACCAACAGAATAACGCTGTACTGCCCGTACTCAACGTCCATGCTGTAACGCCCGGCTTCATCCGGATTTTCTGAGGCCAGCGTGTTCACCACCACCGTGGTGCTGTTACGTTTTGCTTTCAGCTGGATTGTGCAGTTCTGTACCGGTTTTCCTGTGCCGTCTTTCAGTACACCTGAAATCTTTACTGCCATATTCACCCCACAAAAAAGCCCGCCTGAACCGGCGGGCTGTCATAACACTGTGTTACCTGGCTAATCAGAATTTATAACCGACACCCACGATGAAACCGTCAGTGCGCCAGTCACCACTGCCGGAGCCTTCATAAGCAATATCAATGGCCACGGATTCGGTCGGGTTAAACTGCACGCCAGCCCCCCACGCCAGAGACGTGTTGCTGTGGCGACCGTCATCACTTCCGGTCAGCACATCGTGCTTTTTCCCCTTGTTGTCAGTTACGCGAAGATAATCCCCGGAGAAAGTCGACACACGGCTGTAAGCTACACCCGCCATCGCATACGCGCTGAACCATTCATTCACGCGCACAGACGGCCCCGCCATTACGCTGAACCAGCGGTTACGAACGGAATCTTCATGCCAGCGGGTATCGCTGTAACGGGTCAGCTGGCGATTCTTGTCTCCTGCATAGCTGAATGACGTCACCAGCCCCAGTGTGTCCGTAAACTCATAACGGTATTTCACGTTAATCCCGTTCAGATCATCGCTGCCGGGGACGTTCGTCGAGGCATGAAGATACCCCGCGCTCAGCGTGGACTGATGTTCAGACGCCCATGCAGGCGCACCGGATACGGCCAGACAAATGGCTGCGGACAAAATTGCTGCACAAACTTTACGCATAATTACCTCTCGCTTTTCTGCAATAAAAAAGGCGTCATTCCTGACGCCCTTTATTGGGGTTATAAATATTTCAACGAATACTGATGCCGGAAGCGGCTTTTTTGGTCACAATCACCGTACAGTCGGTGATATTGCCTGCCCCCTGATTGCCTTTCTGGAAAATCTTAAACTCCAGAGTGACGCTTCCCCTGCCACTCGGCATATCAATAACTGCACTGTAACTACCGGGAATGGCCCCTTTAGTTTCTCTGGATGCGATTAATACGCCGTTTTTGCGAACTTCAAAACCATAACCCGTGTATCGCGTGCCTCCTGGGTTATTTCCGCTCCCCGGATCGTCATACGCTATACCGTTAAAAATAATGGGCGGAATAATAATCTGGCGGTCAAAGTTATGATCATCGCTGATGGTGACTGTAACCGTACCGTTTGGTGTTTCCGTGTTACCCCACGTACCGACTTTTTTCGGGAAGGCTTTTGATACAGCTTTAACGAAATCTCCTCTGACCTGGGTCGCCTCCAGCATGCCCTTAATCGTACAGTTCTGGTTAATCGTGACATTGTTGAGCGTTCCTGAGTTCGCATTCACACTGCCACTGATATCCGCATTTTTCGCCGTCAGTCTCCCGTCTGATGTCAGGGAAAATGCCGGAGGATTACCGCCGCTGGTAATGGTGGGGGCCGTCAGGCGTTTCAGGAACACTTCATTCATGAATATCTGATCGCCCTGACCAACAAACATCGGCTTTGTGTTGCCATTCGCAGGATTAATCATCGCAATCCTGTCTGCTGCCAGCAGCACCTGACTCTGCATGCCGTCAGGGGTGTTCTCAATACCGGCACCGATACCCGCAATATAAAGGCGTCCGTCCTGCATCTGCTGCAGCTTCACTGCCCACATGCTGTTCAGGTTATTATTTGTATCAACCTGAACCTTCTGTATCTGCTGGATCGCTGCACTCTGGTCTTCCAGTTTCTTATTGACGGTCTGTGTTATTTCATTGCTGACATCCGTTATGGACGTCCTGATTTCAGTCAGGTCAGGCGCAAGCTGACCGTTATCAATCTGCGTCCACAGCTCCTGAGCCAGATGGGTTTTCCCTATCTCGCCTTTGAAAAAATCCAGATAGCCTGATGCATCATCACTCGGCTGACCGACAGCCTCCACGAATGCCGATTTGCCAACGGTGTTCACACTGCGAACGTAAAAATAATAATCATGGCCCGGTTTGATATTGATACTGGCGGCTATCCAGTACAGTGCCGTACCAAGATAACGCGCGCTGGTTTCAACCTGCCTGATATCCGCAATCCGTTTTTCCGAGAACCAGAACTCAAACTGTACCGTCGGGTCATAAACCGCAAGATGCGGCGTGGCGGTTATCTGAAAATAGCCCGGTGTCAGCTCAATCCGAGACGGCGCTGCCGGTGCGGCAATCCGGAACGATACCGATGCCGGATCGCCCTGCTGTCCCCACGCATTTACCGCCCGGACTGTCAGCCTGTAGTTCCCCAACGCCAGTTGTGTGAAGCGGTATGTGGTTTCCGTCGTCCGGGCCGTGCTGACCAGCCGCTCACTGCCGTCGTCCGCTGTTACGGTCAGACGGAGCAGGAAGCTCACGCCCTTCACCACCTTCGGTGTGTCCCAGCGCGCCAGCACCTGATATTCCCCGCTGTCTGCGGTGACTTCGGCAGTCAGGTGCTGCACCGCTGGCGGCGTGACACCATTCACCGTGCCGCTCTGGTCGCCGTCAAAGTGCGCCCCGTTATCCACGATGGCCTCTTTTTCCGGCACATGCTGCACGGCAGTGATGGCATACGTGCCGTCGTCGTTCTCACGGATACTCACACAGCGGAACAGGCGCTGGCGCAACGTCGGCAACTTCAGCCCCCACACGCTGTATTCAGCAACGCCGTCAGGAACACGGCTCACTTTCACCTTCACGCCGTCGGTGACGGACTGGACCTCCACGCTGACCGGATTACCACCTCCGTCAACCAGGCTTATCAGCGTGGTGCCGGAGGATGGCAGCGTGATTTCACGGTCGAGCGTCAGCGTCCGGGTCTGGCTGTTCACCGCCAGCACGCGCCCGCCGGTGCTGATACCCGCATAGTCATCATCGCAGATTTCAATGACATCCCCCGGTACATGGCGAAGCCCTTCCGCACCCACGCTGAAGTCCACGGTCTGCGTTTCCAGCAGTTCCGTTTTAATCAGCCACAGCCCGGCGCGGTGCGCCTGCCCCCGACTGGTACAGCCAAAGGCATCCATCTTCGTGACGTTACGACCGTAACGGGCAATGGCCTGCGTGTCCTCCACAAGCTCTGTCGCCGTCTCCCAGCCGTTATCCGGGTCAATCCAGTTCACCTCAACGGCATTATGGCGGTCCTTCAGGGCGCTGAAGCTGTAGCGGAACGGCGCGCCATCATCCGGCATCACCACATTACTGCGGTTATAGGTCCACACCTTATCCGACGGTCGGTCCTGCACAAACGTCAGCGTCTGCCCGTTCCATACCGGCATACAGCGCATCGCCGAGCAGAAATCACTGAGCACATCCCACGCCTTACGCTGTGTGGTCAGGTACGCATTACAGGTGATGCGCGGCTCCGTGCCGCCAAAGCCGTCCGGCACTGACTGGTCGCAATTCTGGCCGATGACATACAGCGCCCATTTATCCACATCCGCCGCACCAAGACGTTTCCCCATGCCGTAGCGCGGATGGGTCAGCATATCCCACAGACACCAGGCCATGTTGTTGCTGTATGCCGGTTTAAACGTTCCGTCCCAGATACCGCTGTATTGCCGCGTCTGCGGGTTATAGTTCGACGGCACCTGCAGAATACGCCCGCGCAGATGATAATTACGGCTCACCTGCTGGCTGCCGAACTGCTCCGAATCCACCTGTACGCCGACCAGTGCCGTGTTCGGGTAGCACTGTTTCACATCGATGATTTCGGTGTATGACGACCAGAGCGTTTTGTTCTGCAGCTGGTCTGTGGTGCTGTCCGGCGTCATCCTGCGCATCCGTATACTGAACGGGCGCGGCGGCAGGTTACCCACCACCACCGAGGCCAGATACTGCGAGGTGGTTTTGCCCTTAATGGTGATGTCTTTTTCCGTCACCCAGCCACCATTACGCTGTATCTGAACCAGCAGGCGGACTTCCGACGGATTCCTGTCCCCCTTTGAGGTGGTTTCCACCAGTGCCTGCACGCCGAAGGTAAAACGCAGTCGGTCAATGTTTGCCGACGTGATGGTCCAGGTGATCGGCGTGTCGTATTTCACTTCCGTACCCAGCACCGTCTCGGAACCGGAGGATTCAAACCCCTCCGGCGGAGTCTGCTCCTGCTCACCTGCCCGGAACACCACCGTGACGCCGGATATATTGGTATTCCCCTCACTGTCCAGCACCGGCGTACTGTTCAGCAGCACGCTTTTTAATCCATCCACCGGACCTTCAATCGGCCCTTCGCTGATGGCATCGATCACACTCAGCAGCTGCGTGGACTTCAGGTTGTCCTTCGCTTCGCGCGGGGTATGCCCCTTACTGCTGCCTTTACCCATTCGTCATGCTCCATAAACGATAAAACCGCCCGGAGGCGGTTTCACATAAAACATTTTGCATCAGCGACCAATCACCACAACCTGACCACCGTCCCCTTCGTCTGCCGTGCTGATCTCCTGAGAAACCACCCGCGACCCCACACGCATTTCACCGTACAGAACAGGCAAAACATTGCCCTGGGCAACCATGTTATCCAGTGAGGAGAAATAGGTGTTCTGTTTGCCGTTATCTGTACTGGCTGCCGTGGGCGTCCTGGCTTTCGGTGCCAGCATCTGCGCCACACCACCGAGCACCATACTGGCACCGAGAGAAAACAGGATGCCGGTCATACCACCGGCCCCAATGGCTGCCCCCCATGCTGCAAGGGTGGCTCCGGCAGTAAAGAATGATCCGGCAATGGCGGCAGCCCCCAGAACAATCTGGAATACGCCCCCTGACTTGGCCCCGGCGACTCTGGGAACAATATGAATCACAGCGCCGTCAGGCAGAGTCTCATGTAACTGCGCCGTTAACCCGGACGTGCTGACGTCCCGCCCGGCAATCCGTACCTGATACCAGCCGTCGCTCAGTTTCTGACGAAACGCCGGGAGCTGTGTGGCCAGTGCGCGGATGGCTTCAGCCCCCGTTTTCACACGAAGGTCGATGCGGCGGCCAAATCGTTGCAAATCCCCGTAAAGGCAGATGCGTGCCATTCCCGGTGACGCCAGAGGGAGTGTGTGCGTCGCTGCCATTTGTCGGTATACCTCTCTCGTTTGCTCAGTTGTTCAGGAATATGGTGCAGCAGCTCGCCGTCACCACAGTAAATGGCGGCATGATTCGGCACCGATGAACCAAAGCAGCACAGCAGCACATCGCCCGGTTGTGCTGATGACAACGCCACCTGATACAGCCCTGTGGCCTCCAGATTATCCAGATAGAGATTCTGACCGTGACGCCACCAGTCATCCTCGCGATGAAAATCCGGCATCTCAATCCCCGCCAGATGGTAAGCATCCCGGAACAGCGTGTAACAGTCCGTCACCCCGTGCTCAAAGCGCCGCCCGGAAAGATGTGGCACACAGCGGAACTTGTGAATCGCCCCCCGGCAAACCAGCCACCACGGCAAATCACTCTGCACCTGCAGCCGCCGGTCGGTCTCACTCAGCCAGGGCAGACCACCGGGGTGGCTGTGGACCAGCGCCACAATCTCTCCCTGCATTTCTGCACTCAGCCAGTCCTCCGGCGACATCCGGAAATACGCCTCCGGCTCACCGGATATATTCACGCAGGGAAAATATCTTTCCCCCTCCGGTGTTCTCACCACGAAGCCACACGACTCCGCTGGCGCACATCGCCGGGCGTGCGCCAGAATCGCTGATTCTGTCTCTGTCATGGGATTCACTGCGAAAGTTTGTTAATGGAAAGGAAGCCGCCAAAGTTGCCGACGTTATTGCGAAACTTACAGCCACTCAGGCATTTGCTACATTTATCCTTCGTGATATCGGACGTTGGCTGGTCATATTCATCCGCGACAGCCGGGCCATCATAACCGCACTCATCGCCGCGGTAGATCCAGGTGCAGGTGTTGGCCAGCATGATGCGCCCCGGAAAAACAGCGCCATCCGTTTCCGTCGGTGTGGACAGCACAAAAGAGGCACTGACCGCGCTCAGTTCGCTGCACTGTTCGATGCGCCAGCGGCTGATCACCTCCTGCTCCGGATCGGCGTCACTGTTTCCGTTGACGAAGTTCACCGCATCCAGAAAACGGGCGTAAACCTTACGCCGGACCACCGTTCCGCCGACCAGACTCTGCAGATCTTCCGCCATCCCGGTGACCATGCCGTACAGATTAGAGACTTTCAGCGTTGGCCTTGCACTGGCTCCTTTGCCGTTCATCTCAAATCCGCTTCCATGAATGGGATAGGCCTGATACTGCCGCCCCTGCCAGGTGACTGGTTCACCTTTTTCGTTCTGCTCATTACAGAAGAAATAACGATCTCCGCCGACCTCTGTCAGATCAATTTCCCAGAGCACGACCAGCGCGGATTGCTCCGTTTTAGTGCACTCATTGAGTGTTTCCTGCTGTATATCCTGCATCAGTGAGTGACCTCTTCAAAGGTACAGTTAAAATCGGTATACATGGCATTATCCGAAATGCTCCACTCCCTGCAGACAACCCGGACAGTCCTGTTGTGTTTTGGCGGACGCCACAAAAAAGCACGAATCCCGGCATGACGGGATAAAAAACTGTCCAGCGCGGCACGGGAATATTCATCTGTGACACGAAATACCGGTTTAAACGTTTTCAGATCCGCATTCAGACCACCAGCCCGTCGCTGTTCATATCCGTCACCAAACTTTACCGTAATAACTGATGGCTTTCGTGTCGTCTCCATCCCCTCACGGGGGATCCAGTTAAAAACTTCAGGCTCAGGCACTGTACAATCCTCCATCCCGACGCGATGACTGCATAATTGACACAACCCTGCTGTCGATCAGATCCACCAGTCCCCTGGCTGAGCGCGCATCTATCTCGCCATTGCTCCCTTGATTCTGAATGCTGATGTGATACACGGGAGAATAAACAAATCCACCGCCACCATTCACATTTCCAATGGCCCTGACCCCAAGAGAGCCGTCCGCTGCCCGTGTCAGTGGCATGATTGCTTCAGGCCCGGCCTCGCCCATCAACCCGGCACCTTTCGCAAAAGCAAAATACGTCGGTGTATCCACAATAGTGTTACTGTAAGCACTCAGATTTGCCGATGTGTAAACACCACCTTTTGCGTTTGCCACTGCCCCCGAAATCCATCCGCCGACCGTACCAAGCCACCCTCCGGCACCGGAGAGTGATTTCAGTCCGTTAACAATGGCTGCATTCATCAGAATTTTTGAAACTTCCCGGAGAACTGAACTCCCCCAGTTCCTCCAGTCCACAACATTCCCGGCCAGTGCATCGGAAATATTTGATACCAGCCCGTCCATCGTGGAAACGACAGCATCTGCCGCCTGTGAAGCATAATCGGTGGCACTGTCTGCCCAGTTGGTCAGTCCCTCCTGGAGTCCGGCATTCCAGTTATTACGTAAAGCATCGGCCTTTGCATAATAATCCTGCTGATCGCTGAGACGCTCTTCCAGATATTTTTTATTCAGTTCTTTCTCCTGTTTCCACAGGGCTTCTTCAATTTCTCCGGCCTGATACTGTCTCAGCAGCTCGTTATTTTTCTGCTCAAACGCCTGCCGGATACTCCACATTTCCTGGAGTCGTTCACGCATCCGTGAGCCTTCACCATATCCCAGCAACTGCGCTTCGTCAGATGCCCGGGCACTGGCATTACTGTCCGCCAGACTGCTCTCATACGCAGCAAGCTGCTCACGAATCTTTTTCTGGTCGATGAGTGCTGCATTCTGCAAAAGCGTTTTTTTCTGCGCTTCTGACAGGGTTGATAATTCGCCCTGACTGACCTGATATTTCATCTTAGCCAGTTCAGTATTCTGCCCTGCCAGTGCTATCTGCTCTTTCTGCTGTTTAATCAGCCGTTTATAAATATCTTCTGTTTTTTCCGCTTCGGTCTTTTTATGCGCTTTGGGTTTATTTGCCTGGTTATTTCGCCATGCATCCAGTGAATTATTAATATAATTCAGTCTTGCTGTCTGATATGCCTCTCCCACAAAGCCGAGATCATCCGCAGCATAACCCAGGCGGGCACGCTCACGGGCTTCCCCCTTCAGGCGGGACAGAGCCAGTTCGCGCTCGCTGTTATTCAGTGCTGTCTGCTGTTTATCATCCAGGGTGGCCTGTGGCAGCCGTAATGGTACATTCACCAGCCCCTGACGCTGCTGAAGTAACTCATTACCAAGCCCGAGAAGGTGATTAAACTCAGTGTACTGACCATTCATGATCAACAGGGACTGATACGCTTTATTTTGCTCCGCCGCCTGTTGACGAATCAACGCCACCCGTCGCTCCTCCAGCCCGGCAAGCACATCCTGAATGGATTGCGCTTTGCCCTGCATTTGAGTGAGGCGAGACTGTTCAACTGCCAGTTGATTTGTTGCTTCTGCAAGCCCTTCTGTGACAGTTTTTACCGACGTCATGTGGTTAATCATAAAACCGTTATCGGTTGTCCAGCCCGGGTTTGCCAGCACATACTGATAGCCAGCAATTTTTTCCTGTAAGGATTTAATCTTACTTTTCTGCTCGTCAATTAACCTGTTTTGCTCATCAAGTGCCTGCCGCGTCTTTTCCTCATTATCTGACGCTTCAGGAAGCGACATTGCCGACGTTTTCTGGCGAATTTCGTCGATTGTTGCGGCATACTGGCGTGCAGATTCTCTGGCCTGCTCCTGATTCTGATACATCGTGTACCAGGCCGCGGCTCCCAGCATGACAAGCCCCGGCACACCCCCAACCAGCCCCAGTGCCCCACTTAACAAACGGCTCCCCACTGACGTGACAGTATTCAGCGTTGTCTGTGCTGCTGTTCTGGCCGCAATATTACGGGTAAGTGATGCCTGGGCAGCAGCCAGTTTCGCTTCTGCGGCTGCCTGCCTTTCTGTACCACGGGTAGCCACAACTGCCTGTTGCGCACGATAAACCGCCGCACGCGCCCTGGCTGTTGCTATCTGTGTCCCCCGGAGTTGCGCTTCCGCAAGAGCCACTTCGTTTCTGGCTGCAGTAATTAATCCGGCAGTTGCAGATCCAGCAGAAGACGCCATATTGCCAAAATATCGGGCTACCCCGACGGCAACCAGAGCACCGGCAGCGGTTGCCACGGTGTCAATATTGCCTGCAATACCATTCAGCACACCGGAGAGCGTCTTCGTCACTCCGCTTGCCTCGTTCGCACCACCAACCCAGGCCATAAAGGCGTTTTCAACTTTGGTTGCAGAGGATGAAACCGTATCAGGCATTGCCGCATATTCATCACGTAATGCCCCAAGCTGACTAATCAGTGCAGGAACAACCTTATCGGTGGTCAGTTTTCCGTTATCCGCCATGGCCTTCAGATCCTTACGGGCAACACCCATTCCCGCAGCCAGCGCACGAATAACACGATCGCCGTTCTCATTCACCGAGTTAAACTCTTCACCGCGCAGCACTCCCTGCGCCAGTGCCTGACTGAACTGCGTGATCACCGAACTGGCTTCTGCTGTACTGGCACCGGATAAATTCAGGCCCGTGGAGATCGCCTCGGTGACTTTCAGTACTTCCTCAGAACTGTAACCATACTCCCGCATGGAAGCTGCAGAACGGGCAAAAAGGCGTGCGTTATCAGAAAACGCCGTCCCCGTTTTCTGGCTGATCGCCATTAATTCACGCTGTGATGCCTGAAAATCATCACTGGACTGTGAGGCCTGCTTCAGACGGGCATTTACTGAACTCCATTCATCCGCAAGAGATATAAGATGTCCAGTGGCAAAAGCACCGGCAAATGCGCCAGCCATGTTCAGTGCCGAAGATTTAGCTGTATTTATCTGATCCGTCACTTCTGCCAGTGCACGCCGCATTTCACGGGATGCAGCAGCGGACTGCCGGCCTCCGTTCTGCATGGTACGGTAGTAATCCTGCCCCATACGCGAAGCCCGGGAGATCTCTGACTGGAATGACCGGGAATTTGCCGAGATTTTAATAATCAGTTCACGTAATGTCGCCACACTCATTCTCCGGACGAAAAAAACCGCCGAAGCGGTTATGTTGACTCACTGAGACACTATTAAAAGCGCGTTTTCCAGTCCGGCAAATGGATCTGAGACGCCTTCTGTCTGCTCTTGTTCCCACTGAAGAAGCGCATCATTCAGTGGGACTTTGACACCCTGCGCACCGTAAACCGCAGAAACTATCTGGGCAGCCCGGATATCAGCCCGCTCGTCACCCAGCGGGCTGAACCTGTCAAATTCTGCCCACATCATGATTTCTGATGCGGACATTTCCCGGCGTAACTCTGACAATGTGCGCCCCATCCTGAGCGCCAGCATCATCAGAAAACGCATCCCCGGAAGCGCTACTTTTTTTTAACCTCGCCGGCATCACTGATCAGTTCCAGAGACTGCCGAAGAAGCCGCGCATGCACCGGGCCATACACGGCAATCACCCGTTCACGATCATCCTCTGAAAATACAGGTTGCAGTCCGGTATCACACAGAACATCAATGAACAGTTCAACATCTGCCTCCAGATTTCGGCGGGCGCGCTCCGCAACGGATAACGGTGTCTCATCATCTTTTGCTTTAACGATCTCCTGCCAGCGCAACCAGGCTTCTGCAGAAGGTTCCCGTAATACAACCGTTGCCCCTTCCCATTCAGGCACATCAACAGTTTTATGGCGAAACCCCGACATCGTTGCCAGTGCCAGATTGCGGATATTTTTAGTCATCACATCTATCCTCATTAACTGACGGTAACAGTGCAGGAAGTGGAGGTCACCTTGTTAACAGGGCTTGCTGAGTCAGAAATCTCGCAGGTATACGCACCGGCATCACCTGATGCTGCTGATGCCTTACTGAACGTTGCCGCCGTCTGTCCGGAAACAGGAGAACTACCTTTCTTCCAGACATAAGAATAAGGCGGCACACCACCGGCAGCCTCAACCACCATTTCGAGTTTCGCTCCGGCAGAAACCTGCAGCGTGCTGTTTAAATCGACTTTCACTTTCAGCGGCTCTGTCGTCAGCACAGGTTTACCTTTCAGACGCAGGGAAAACGTTGCAGCCACAACACCATTGGTTCCTGCAGACCAGGTATGCTGACGCACCTCTGCCATAAAGGTAAATCCGTTGCCTGACGGAAAAATAACTTTAAAGCCATACGTGGTGTCATTGTCATAGGCACTGCGCAACGCGTTCTGGGCAGCATTGAGATAAAAGTTGCCTGACATGGAAATCTCTGACGCGGCACCAAGGCCGTTAATATTTTCCTGCTCAACAGAACACAGCGTGGTGACATCAATATCCTGCTTTTGTCCTGCGGTAAACTGCACCTCTTTGATTGTACAGCTCAGGCCAAGATAGCTGGCAGAATCCAGGGTTTCTGCTGTTACCGGTGCAGACGAAATCATAATTTTCGTCAGTTGCGAACGCTCAAAATTAGAGGACATACTCGTCTCCTGAAAATAAAAAACCCGCCAGCGGCGGGTGGATAAAATCATTAATGACCTCAGGCTATTACCTGGAATTCAAGCGTGGCTCTGCTCAGACGGGAGTCAGGATCATAACCCTGCGTTTTAGAAATAACGGAGGGTGCCAGTTTTCTTACCGCATCAAGCGCCTGCTCACGAATATTATCTGCGTCATCAGGTACTGTCGCCCAGACATCGATCTGCACGGTAATTCTGGATTCAGCCTGACCATCAAGCACATCAGATGCCGTGTCAGACACCACAGAAAACACCAGCCACGGCGGAGATACCGCAGGCTTTCCCTCCGTCAGCGGGACCACATAAGGATAAACCTGTCCTCCGGCCAGCTGAGACAGCAGGGAATACAGTGTGGCTTCCCTCATTTACTTAAGACCTCATCAATAGCCTGATTCATTCGCTGTATGGCAATCTGTGCTGCCAGTTCCTCTGTCGTATCGAAAGCCGGGCGAATGAACGGATGCGCGGGCATGTTTATCGTTCCCAGCTCCACAAAGCGCCAGTAAAACGCATTTCGGGGATCGCTGGCTTTCATGCTGTTATCACTGTTTCCGGTTCGCAGGTTCCGTCCGCGAATGTGGACACCCGAGATAATTTCCCCCCGACGCTTTGAACGCTGAGTGAGAACAACCACATTTTTTTTCAGTTTCCCGGTTCGCTCCGGCGCACGTTCAACAACTGCATCCCGCATAACTTCAGCACCGGCACGGGTGGCATCGCGCAGTACCTTATTGTTTTCTGCCCTGCTGAGCGTCTCCAGATCCCGTGCAATATCCGCCAGACCTGAAAAATCAAGACTGAAATCCATCACACATTCCCCTTCTGAGAACAGAGTATCTCAAGCCGGGTGGCGCGTGCATCCGGTATTGGTGGACCTTCTATACCCAGAATGGCCCCTTTAAATGCACCGGTCAGCACTTTCAGACGTGAAGTCGCTGTCACATCGCGCCGGAATCTCATCCAGACTCTGACCGTAGCCTGAGCGGTTTCTGCTCCACCTGAGATTCTCTCCCTCCCGCTGATACCCTTAACTTCTGCCCATACGGTTGCCCCCTCCGTCATTGTCTCCACCGGATGCCCTGACGGAGAACGGACGGTGGTGACATTCAGAATAGTTACGCGATCACGTAACCTGCCCGCCTGCATGGTTCCTCCTACAAAGGAATAAAACGATAAGGCTCCAGCAGAGAAGAAAAACCAAACGGGATTGGTGCCTTACTGACATCTGAGGAATTTTCCCGGTTTTCGTACCAGTGCCCGACCAGCAACATGAGCGCCAGCAAAACATCATCAGCTATAAGCACCCCTTCAGGATCACTCTCTGGCACCGTCTCCTCATAAAGCTTACGGTTGATAAAATTTTCTGCCTTACGGCAGGCAGCCCGGAAATACAGCATCAGTAACTCATCATCAGTTGCATCATCTGTATCAATACGGCACTGCGCCCTGAGTTTTTCCACTATTGCTGCCATCAGAAACTCCTGCCCGCAGCACTGTGCGGGCATAAAAAACTGCATTACGCAGCGGCTTTCTGGCGGGTTGCAGCCCCAATTTTCATCAGCTTAATCGCCTGAGAATCCACCAGCATACCGCCGGTTCGCTTGGTGGTATAAAAGCCCACAAACGGTTTGTTGGTGTAAGGATCGCGCAGGATGCGGGTGCCGATGCGATCAACGATGGTATAGCCACGTTTGAAATTACCAAACGCAATGGCTTTTGCATCGGCGGCAATATCCGGCATCTGCTCATTTTCAACGATGCCATACCCTGCCAGAGAAGAAGGCTGACCCAGCTCAATACCCGGACGCCACAGATAATTTCCGTCGTTATCCTTCAGCAGACGAATGGCAAACAGGCTGCTGTTGTTCATCATGAACTTCGCGCCGCTGCGGTGCGCCTTGCGCAGGGTGTAAATCAGTTTAATAATCGCATCGGCGGTCACGCCAGAAGCCGCACCGGAAGCAATGTGCTGAAGTTTGCCAAATGCACGGGTCTTGTCATCTTCATCAGTGGACTCATAAGCCAGAAAACCTTTTGGTTTTTTGCTGCCGTCGCCACTGGTAAAGGCAATTTCTTCCTGTTCGGCAAATTCCAGCGCCAGTTCACTGTTGATCCAGTCTTCCACATTGAAGAAAGCATCATCGAGCATTTTCTGGGTGGCCTGCGGGTTGCCGTAGATTTCCCCCATAAAGGGTTCAATCAGACCCAGTTTTGAGGTGGCGGTTTCAGGACGTGCATCCGTTTCCCCCACCCATCCGGACGTTGTGCCGCCCAGATTCACCAGTTTTTTATAATCCGAGCCACCGAGGGTGATCACAGTGGCTTCCTGGCGCATCACCACCTCATCTTTCAGCAGCGTCAGAATGGTGCGATCCAGTTCTTCCGGAATGGCATAACCACCATCTTCATCATTGCCCACCTGCAGCGCCTTACGCTCAAGCTCACGCAGACCGTCTTCACGCCCCTTGCGCATAAAACCGATAAACGCTTCTTTATGTTCACCGGCAACTTTATTTTGCGTGCCGCCTGCCGGACGTTTAACTTCAGCCAGCTCAGCCTCAAGATCGCTTTTCAGGTTCTCCAGCTCGCTGATTTGCCCGTTCAGGCTTTCCACCTGTTCGGCCAGCTTGCCTTTTTCCTGTTCGATCGCGTCAATGCGCTTGTCGTTTTTTGCCTTAAAATCGTCAAACTTCTGCTGCAGCTCCTGCGCGACCTGCTCCACATCTTTAATGTCAGCCATTATTTTTCTCCTGGTTAAAATTTAAGATTTTTCAGTGCATTCAGTGCGGCATCCACATCCTCAGCATCACGCAGGGATAAAGCGCCATATCCCCCGGCCATGAATGCTTTGGCCTGGGTTCGCGAGAGTCCAACATCGCGCAGGACCCGCTCAATAATTTTCTGATCAGGGATCTCCCCACGCGCCAGCGCATTTTTCACATCGCTGATACGTGCCTCATCATTGCAAGGAAACGTCACCAGACTGACCTCCCACAGGTCGATCTCTTTCAGCAGGAATACCCCTTTTTCACGGTCGTACTCCCAGTCTTTCAGGATGTAGCCAATAGAAAGGCCGGTTAAAGAACCGGCCTTCATATGGGCATGTGCACGTTTTGCCAGGGGATCATCATCAACGAGTAATCGCCCCCTGACATAAAGCCCGACATCATCTTCTTTCATTTCGGTGTACACACCGATGGGCTCATCCATACGGTGCTGCCAGAGCAACGCAGGCAGCGCCTTTTTTTCGCTCCATTTCTGGAGTGTTGTGGTAAAGGCACCGGGGACCACCACATCATCGTGGCTGTCCTTAACACCAAAAACAGAACCGTAACCTTCAAATTCCCCGGAATCACTGACGGATTTCAGGTTCAGCGGTATATCAAGACGCTGTTTTGTCTGCATCTCCACTCTCCTTTTTCTTACCGTTGTCATCGCCAGCAGAGGGACTGGTGGTCATGTTCATCGGTGTCAGATACACATCACCGCCCGGGCGAGGATTCATATCCTCCAGATCACGGCAGTCATTAGGGGAATAAATCCCCCAGTTGATCCCCGTGGCATACGCTTCAAAGCGGGATTTCATGTCGCCACGCAACAATGCTCCGGCATTAAATTTGGCGTAAAACTTCCCCTGCTTGCTCTCCCTGACCAGCCCTGTATTGATCCGCTGTTCAATACGGGTCAGATACGGCACAAGGGAATAGTTAATGAAACCAAGCCCCAGCTCTTCAATATTGTTGAAGGTGGCGCGATCGGTGTTCTGCACCATATGCAGCGGCACGCGGAACAGGCGACAGATTTCTTCCAGCTGAAACTTGCGGGTTTCCAGGAACTGGCTGTCCTCGGCATTCAGTGCCACCGTTTTCCAGTCCAGCCCCATTTCCAGAATCATCGGACGATGAGAGTTTCCCAGCCCGACATGCCGTTCCTCAAAGTCCTTTTTGATACGCGCATAAGCCTGATCAGAAAGTTGTTGATCCGTACGCAACACACCGGATGTCACAGCGCCGTTACCAAACAGCCTGGCGCCGTGCTCCTCAGTTGCCGCTGCCAGTGAAATGGCCTCACGCGCATATGCAATGGGATTCAGCCCGACCAGCCCGTCCAGCGTCAGAGTACGCACATGCCAGATTTCATCCTGGGTCAGCACATCCACGGAACCATCCGGAAACGTCACCTGATAAACCGGCTGCCACTGACAGTTCAGCTTCGGCTCCACACAACCCGGATCTATCGGAAGAAGCTCCACCACTTCTCCCAGCGCCTTCACCTTGTAAGCGTAAAAATTACCCCGCAGACACAGGCAGACGATAACCAGCTCCCAGAATTCCTGCGGTGTCATGTAGCCATTGGGTTTTGCCGAAATCAGCTTATGCAGTCGTTCATCCACCGCCCGTGTTTTAAGGGTGCCGGTGATTTTGTAGAGGCTGCAGGGCAGCATACCAACAGACTCCGCCAGCACTCTGACGCAGGAATACACCGCCGTCAGCCGCATGGCCCGCTGACTGCTGATCCGCTTTCCGGTATAGGTGTCGTATGACAATCCCAGCTCTTCCGCAAGCATCCCGGGTGTTGTAACGGGAGTGTTATTTTTGCGTTGAAAAAGCCCCTGGAAAAACATTACTCACCTCCGGAGGCGACCCACTGACCGCGATCGAGATAACGCGCAACCAGCCACGACCAGCACAGGCACAGCGCCCCGGCAACAACAAAACCTGCCGGGGGATAAATCAGCCATGCGCCGTACGACAGCAAAAGCGCCCCCAGCACGCCCACCAGTGGTGTGAGAATTATCAGAAACATAATGACCTCGGTTAAAGCGAGCGAATACCAACGCTGACCAGATGCTCAGACAGATCCGGCTCCGGTTCACCGCCATTGACCAGCATCCGGCTCATTGCTGTAAACATCGCAACAGGGCCGTCGATTTTGGCTTCCGGCGTGGATTTATTCGGGAAGATATTGTCGTTTTTGTCCGGTTTTACCGTAACGTTAGACATCATCCAGTTCATGACCGGATGATTGCTGTGGTGGAAACGTCCGGCATAAACCAGTGATTCCGTTTCCTTCATAGCCTCTGACAGATTGCGGACCGTCTGCGGAACTTCCACCAGCGGTATCCCTTCTTCAGCCAGCGCCAGACTGAACTGCATTGCGCTCCACGGGTCAAATCCCAGTTCCCTGAGGTTTTCACCGCCAATCCATTCCAGTAAGTCACTTTTTATCTGAGCATGATCGATAACATCACCATCCGTCAGGATGAGCTTCCCCATCTCTGCCCACTTCCGGTAAAGTTCTGCCTGCTGCCGTGAACACCGTTCCAGTCGCCCTTCCGGAAGCCAGAATTTAAAATCGGCATGAACATGCCCGTTATCCGTTCGCCAGAGTTTTGCCGCCGCACAGATATCAATCTTATGAGCAAGGTCGACGCCGACCCACATGGGATACGTTTTCAGCTCATGCTGTGGAGCGATGTATTCGCACTTCTCCCACTTAATCATGTCCATCCAGGCAGATTCGGCAGTGACCCACACATTCATGTGTTTGGTAAAAAAATTCACCCGCGCAGAAACCTGCTCCTTCGCCTTTTTCGCCAGACGACGCAGATCATCCCAGCGTTTACAGATGCCCAGGCCGGGATTCGCTTTCTGCCAGACCGTTTCATCAAACGGATCATCTCCCTCATCGAGGGTGTAAATAATCGCAAAGTAGGAGTCGTCTTTTACAGCGCCCTCCACATCGCTGTTATAGCCACGCAATACCTTGATGGCGTAATCACGCTGCTCGTAACAAATCCCTTCCTTGTTAAACCCTGCCGTGGTGATACCAAATAACAGGGACTGCAGGCGGGCACCGGTTGCCGTTTCCAGAACGTCCCACACGTCGCGGGTTTTATGTGCATGCAGCTCATCAATAATGGCGCAGTGGATGTTCAGACCATCCAGGTTGTTTGCATCCGAGGAAAGCGGTTCAAATTTTGATGCGCTCTGCTCCTGGTAAATCGCCAGCTTGTTGAAATCAAACAACCGCCCGAGTGTCGACCGGGCTTTTCTGACCATATTTTTGGCGTCTTCAAACACAATTCTGGCCTGGTCACGCGTGGTGGCGGCTGAATACACCTCAGCACCGCCTTCACCATCTGCCCCCGTCATATACAGGCCGATACCCGATGACAGAGTTGATTTTGCGTTTTTACGGGCGACTTCGTTGTACGCCGTCCGGAACCGGCGCACCATCACCGGACGTCCGCTGCCATCGCTGCGCATGACAACTTCCCCGGTCTCTTCATTCACCAGCGGAATGACAAAACCAAAAATATTAATGAGGATAAATACATGCCAGTCCATCAGTTCAATGGGCTGGCCTGCCAGCGCCCCTTTTACATGAGGCACAAATTTGTAGAAATTCAGGATGTGCTGCGCACGGGGTTCACTGAAATAAATCCCCCGCTCTTCGCCGTACTTCAGATCATCAAGAAAACGCTGGCAGGCCAAGCGGACAAATTCGCCAGCAACAATTTCTCCTGCAACAACACGTTCGGCGTAGCGGATCCCGTCAGCCACTTTTGCCATCAGTCTCTCGCTTTTAAAAGCTCCGCCAGCGGATCAACATCATCCGGTCCGGCGATATTTACTTTAGCCCGGCTTGCCGGTGACATACCAAACTCTGCAAGCATTGCCCGGATCCGCTTCCAGGCATCCGCTTTCATTGCCGCCGCGGGGTGCGCCTTAATCAGTACATCACCGCTCTGCGTTTCCGTGCGGTAGGTATACCCCTCAACATCGAGTGTTTCGCAGTGATGCCGATATTCGGTGTAGGCTTCCACCAGCAACTCGAGCGCACGCGCATCAAGCTGAGAAATGATCCCTTCCGCATTCAGCTCTTCCGCCATTCGCCTGAACCAGTACTTCCCCTGAGCCCCTAAATGCTGCGGAATTTTAGGAAGACCTTTTTCATCCTTTTTAGCGGTTTTTTTGTGGTCTTTAACGGGGCGCTTTGAGGGGTTGCCTCGAATCAAATGCAGGCGTGGCGGGGTTTTCGGAGGTCCTGACATAATCGGTCTTACCTATCAATCGTTTGTTCACATTTCCAAAAAAAAGTTTTCGAACCTGCGGCGATGTGAGGAAGGGTCAGGCGGCGGTACTGAGCAGCCAGGGTTGCAGAGATTTGACCCGCCCCCCCTACAGATGGGAACTGTTATCAATTGATGCGTTCGCGCGCTGTTTTTGCTTTATGACAGGGCCAGCACAGACTCTGCAGGTTACTGTCTGCATCCGTGCCACCATGAGCTTTCGGAATGATGTGGTCCACAGTTCTGGCTTCAACGGCTCTCCCATTGCGCAGGCAGTTCTGACACAGATGATTATCACGCTTCAGTATGCGCGCACGTATGGCATCCCATTTCGAGCCATAGCCACGCTGGTGGCGGCTCAGTCCGCGTTGATGCTGTACCCATCCTTCGCCACGATGTTTATCGCAGTAACCAGAACTGTCTGTGGTTGTACCTGCACATCCACGCTTACGGCAGGCGCGTGGGATTCGTGATGGCATAAATACCTCATACCCTGCGAAATGTTTACCACGATAAAAAGGCTACTTAATGCACTGAGTGCGGATATATTCCTGCGCCCCTTCCAGTTGCATCTGCATCGTCATCAATCGGTCTCTGAGGGTGAAATAATCCCGTTCAGCGGTGTCTGCCAGTCGGGGGATGGTTGCATTATCCACGCTGGTGGGTCCGGTGGCTTCACGCACGGCTGCGGAGCAACTGGCATTGACCCGCAGGCGCTTACGGCCAGCGGCAACATCAGCGCGCAGAGTTTCATTTTCAGCTTGCACATTGGCTAATTCTCTCGAGTACTTTGCATCGAGCGCAGCAACATCACGCTGACGCTGCTGCATGTCAGCGATGGTGGCGATCGCCAGCTTCAGCTCACTGACTTTTTTATCACGCTGTTCTTTGTAGGCGATGGCGTTATCACGGTAATGATTGACCGCCCACGACAGGCAGACGATGATGCAGATAACCAGAGCATAAATAATCGCGGCGACTCTGCTCACTGATCTATCCCCCAACAGGCTAATGCGCTTTCCTGGTCACGACGAATAACCTGTCCATAGCAGTTATTTGAACGTATGCGGCAATCGCGCCCACCATCTTTTATCCACCAGCGAATCGCCTCGCATGCGCCCTTACGATCACCGGCATTCAGCCGCTTATAAAACGTCGACGGAAAACACTTACCGGGGCCAATGTTATAGGGACAGAATGATGCGATACCGGCTTTCTGTGGCTCGGTCAGTGGAACTTTTATATTGCGCTCCACCCATGCCAGCGCCTTATCACGCTCAATGGCATTAACCTGAGCGCATTTTTCCTTCGACAGTTTCATTCCTGGTACGACTGGCTTACCGTCCACCATCGTTGCTCCCCGACAGATGGTCCATATGCCGGAGCCATCGCGGTATGCAGTGGTGTGATTCCCCTCTTTTTCATCCAGAAACTGATCGAGAATGTCAGGGGCAGGAGCACTGGCGGCAATCAGTGCCAGAACAGCGGCCGACAGGCTGTATCTGATTTTTACGTTCATGGATATTTATCAGGATGCTACCAATGAAAGATACTGGAAAGCCAACTGCAAAAAGCTAACAACCCGTAATCGAGTTATCAGAACTGTTAATTTTTATGGTATACCGCGCCTCTGAACAGGGCGCGTTTGTGGCAACAGCTCGTCCCCTTCACATAACCCGGCAGCAACATCCAGGAAGACCTGTCTGATGCTCCTTCTGGCTGCTGCCTCATAAAACTCCAGCGCGGCACCTTCAACACGGTCCAGCGAGATGTCCAGGTCAAAAATTTCACCGTCAAAGCGTTTTTTGTCCCGTAACGCTAAAGTTACCGTAACTTTATTCTCAAAATTGCGGATCCCTTTCACAATCACTTCATAGTTTTGAGTCATTGAATTACTCTCCCCGTGCAGCCTTACGCTTGTCTTCTCTGATTTTGAAGTACAGATTTGTCAGATAAGTCAGGAAGCCCAGAACCAGACTCCCCAGTACACCAATCGCAGCCCACTGTGAAGGACTGACCTGATCAAGCCACTGTAAAAACCAGTAGCCAGCACTGCCTGCGGAGGTGCCGTAGGCAATGCCCGTTGAAATTTTGTCCATGGATTTCATAGCCTCACCTCCGCAAATAACGGATGGCGTAGTTTTACACTGAGAAATGAAAGGGATTTGAAAAGAAAAACCCGCAAAAGCGGGCGAAACGATATATACAGAAAGGAAAGCACTCTATCCAACAAACCAACCACAGTTAATCGGAATAAAAGCAGAGTGCTTATGAATGATCGCCTGCCCGAAGGTTAGTATTTCTGCACAGCAATTTTGCAAAAAAAGGCGATCATTCATAACTTAAACGTCTTTCAGTCACTCCGGGATTTCCCATCATCGCAGACTGAAAGACTCTAACTGGAGCGGGCAGCGGGAATCGAACCCGCATCATCAGCTTGGAAGGCTGAGGTAATAGCCATTATACGATGCCCGCATATGGTGCCGACTACCGGAATCGAACTGGTGACCTACTGATTACAAGTCAGTTGCTCTACCTACTGAGCTAAGTCGGCACTGGACCGCCACCGGGGACTCGAACCTCGCACACTCAACTTAAAGGGTTGACGCTCTTTCCTGATGAGCTAGTGGCGGTTGGTGGCCCTTGCTGGATTTGAACCAGCGACCTGGCGATTATGAGTCGCTCGCTCTCACCACTGAGCTAAAGGGCCGGGCGCAGGATAATAACGTTACGAAATCAATGTTGCAAGCATTCAAGAATCACCTGGTTAAAAATTACCCTTACTTCCTCCACCAGCGCATTCACCCTGTCTATCCGAGATAAGTGGCACAAAAAAACCCGCTTGATGCGGGTTTAAGTTGTGTGGCGAAGCGACCACTCTTAACAGATTAAGATAGTTTTTGCGTACGCGTTAGTGATTTTTTCATAATTATCTGTATCCTGTGGCTATTTCTCTTGCGCAAAGGATGCTTTTGATGACGCAGCAACTCGAAAACATGCCAATAACAGAAATCGAAATTGCCTACGGTGGAGAGGCATACGCAGATAATCAGATCGACGCGAAAACATTAGGCGAAGCCTTAACCTCTCTTAGTGCCCTGATTGAACACGCCGAAAAAATAATTAATGGCGAAACAGCAGAGCCGAAAGTCAACATCAAGGCAACAAAAGAAGGTTCATTTACTTTGCTTGTTGCTGTGATGGGGAGCATAAAAACTATTAACGCCCTTGGCCTCGTTGCAGGTGGTGGAGTTGCCGCAGGTGGCGTACTCGGGATAATCGAATGGCTCAAAGGGCGTAAAATCAGCTCCATTGTCGTCGATGAACAAAAAGATACAGCAGAAATCGAAGTGGATGGTGAGAAGGTTAAATGCAGTAACGACATTCAAAAATTAATAACCAGTCCAATCATCCGAAAAGAACTGGATAAATTAATCTATAAACCCCTGCAGACTGAAAAACCATCCACGTTCTCAGTTTCACAGCAGAAGCATAAGGTAGTCAGGGTGACGCAAGCTGAAGCAGTAAGTTTTAAAACTGCAAAATCCACCTTTGTCGAGAAAACGCACGTAACGACACGCCAAGCTAATGTACATTTTGCTAATGTTCGATTCAAGCAAGGCAAAAGCTGGGATATCATCCTGCCAAATGGCGAAGAAGTTAGCGCATCTATGAAAGATGAGGCTTTTCTTGAACGGGTTGAACACAACCAAGCAGCATTCTGTAAGGGTGATCTTTTTGTTGTAGAACTGACAGAAACAACAAAAGAAACAAATGGCGCGCTGTCTAAACCACGCTATAGTATTACTAAGGTTATACGCCACAGAGCGGCGGCAGATAGGAAACTACTTTAAATCATGTCAATCCTAAGCATTATGCTTTACATCACTGTATTCATGGCTGTCGCAGCGACGGTCAGATATGCTGTGCTTAGGTTCTTGGTTTGGGTAAAGCCGAATGCGTATATTGAACTAACCTACACCGATCCTGAAGGCAGAACCGCTAAAAGGAAAGTCAGCGTTAGAAACGAAAATGACGCAGAAGAGTTGGCGCTACTGCTACGCGAACTCAAAACTCGCAACGAAGCAAGTGCAGGAAGGTGAATGGCGAACACTAAATCCTACCTGGCAATGCAGGCATGGTTTACCACCCTTATCACTGCGGGATTGAATTTCCTTTTTGACTGGCTTCCTCAATTAGCCTTCTTCAAATCATTGGCGCCTGGAGCTGCTGTCGGCTTATCTCATGTGGTAATTCTTCTTATCGCTTACATAGGTTTGCCTACGCTTAATGATGTAAGAATGAAAAGGGAAATAAAAACGGCCAGAAAATTCATCACGAACTGCCTGGCCAACCCTAACCTAACACCAGACCAAATTGCGCACTACAACCAATGTCTTATCGATCTAGACAATAAGCTATTAAAAAACATAAATATTCGTATTGATGCTTTATCTGACGCCGAATCGAAAGCTCAAGCAGACGAGTAGTAACAGTCATAACTTATGATAGAATCAAGCATATACATCCATCAATAAAGCCTAATGCAGTTTGCAGCTCCTTTCTTATAGTTCCATCTGAGCACCTGCGTTTCTTCGCGATTGAGCGTAGAGAAACACCAATAACAAAGTGAGCTATGAGCAGCTCATATTCCTCTGGTTTATACTTTCGCAACCGAGCCACACAACCGTCTATCATGATGCCTTCATCATCATCACACTGGAGACGTGACTTTTTGCCATGTGGCAAAAGCCCCTTGAAGCCCGCTGCTATCGGTTGCCAATCGACACCGCTATTTTCTGCTGCAGCCCATGCCCCCCAGCGATCTAAAACCTCATACATATCACGCCCCATTACCATCACCTCTGATTTCGCAAATCTTCACGCCCAGTCGCCCACCAGGAACGAGCTGACCGCGCACAATATTGATTTCATCAAACTGCTCGTCGTCTATGAGAAGCCCCGCATGCGTCAGTGCATCCAGTGGAGCTTTCAGAATATTGTCCAGGTCACGACGGCGCTTATCCGGTGGCTCTGCAATAATCTTTATCGCCAGCCTTCCGGACAGGTTTAATTTCAGTCGCTGCTGGCGAACAATAAGTGCCACATCCCGGCGATAACGCTCACCGGCTTTTGATACAAAATATGTACTGCCACGACGACGCCAGTAGGTGTTCACCGTCGGCGGGTAAGGCAAAACAAACTCTATACGCATCAGTAACCTCTTTTACCCGAGCACGCCGGTTGCAAAGGCGCGATCAAGAAAACGAAAAATTAAATCAATCTGGGAACCATGCTTTTCTTCGAACGCCAGCGGATCCACATGAAGCTCGTTGTGATGCTCCCGACACAGCGGTAGCGTGAAAATATCGTGGGCCTTTGTTCCCATCCCTCCCTGACCGTGACCAATCAGGTGATGGGGATCGTCGGCTGGCTGACCACAACACGCACACGGCTGTGTCTTCACCCAGCGCGTATATTTCTCATTTACCCAACGGCGACGTTTAGGTCGCCTCATGAAAGATTCCGGAGACTCCGGATCAACGGCAATGCTGACCACCGCCTTTTCCTGTGCTGGGTTCTGTGGCTGGTGGGTGTGAAGCAACGGCGCAAGATTTTTTGTGCGCTGCTTCAGTATGCTGGTGGCGGTCTGCTCTCCCGGTACGATGTCGCTTTCGCGGTACAAGGAGCGGATTTTTTCCGCACGCAACCCCAGTGAACGACGTAATACAGCTTCCGGTAGCGCGTCCGCCACCTGATTGCGGACCGCCCACCAGGATAATTCAGCCAGAGATAATTCACGCTCCTGCGTACCGCTTATTGCGTGACCGATGACGTCAATCATCCATGCTGACAGGTTTTGATGAGCAAGTTGCTCGAGTGATTCGGATGTCTGGTCACGCAGCTGGTTGTCGCAGTGCCAGCACAACACCATTGCGCCGGTACCATAACGGTGAATGACGGTTTCACTGTGGTGATAATCGCCGTGTGGCCACTGGCAGGATTTAACATGGCGCAGTAACCAGTCAGACAATGCGCCAGCGCCACCAGCAGCACGAATCACTCGTTCGTCGCTGAAAAACGGCAGTAATGATTTATCCTCCGCCAGCGGCTGGCGAACGGCAGGAACGACCCCGGACGGCAGATTACGCATGCTTTTCGGTTCCGGCTCCACCAGCACACGCCCCTGCATAAACAAAGGCATCGCATCAGGACCGGGCCTGAAAAGTACAATCCCCAGACGGTGAGCAATTTCAGGAGTCACTAATACCCGCACGTTACCTCCAGATGCGTTGCTGGAATGTGCGGGACGGACGCGGTGGGCGTTCGGAATAAGGGAGTCTGACGTAGATTATCCAGTGACGATAATCGAGGGTGAGGGCTTTCCTAAACTCATACCCACGTCTGCGGTAGTTCTGAATCAGCCATTCGGCCTGTTCTTCAGTGCAGGGATCGTGCTGATACCAGTCATATTTGAATGCGTGAGAACGCCGCCCGTGCCTGCTGGCAAAGACGGCTGAATTATCAGAATTGTTAATTTTTTTGTAATGCACCACTACCATCCTCGTAATGGTGCGACAGACGCCAGTTGTTCAGGCTGGCTTTAACTATAGCATTATAATCTAGTCTTTCTTAATGCTGAAGTGACTGACCGAATCCGCATGCGATTCTTTGGTGATCAGAATAACATCGGGTGGCAATGGCATTACGATAAATTCACCATTCTCAAGAACTATTACTTCATAATTACCAGGTACAGAAAGCGCAGCAATTAATTCCTTATCGTTCATAACCAAAATCCCGTGAACTTTAAACACCTCCCCTTAAGGGGTCCATCCCTCTTCTCCCTGCGCGCTACTTAAGAGCCTCGATTCTAGCCGTGAAGACATACCAATCAACAGCAATAAGCCACCTGAATAACAGAATCAGCCAGCCACATCAGTACAACCAGATGCATCATGCTCACTGAAAATAAACAACAAAAAACCCGCCGAAGCGCTGAGGGGTCCCCATAAATCAGCGCTAAAGCGGGTTAAGTGCGGGTGCATTGAGGATACCTGACAACTTAAAGAGTGGCGGGAATTGCTCCCCGCCGCAGCTCTTAACGTTTTTCAACTTCGTAGGCTAAATACGCTGAAAGCTCTGTGTTTCCCTGCCTGATGTGCAGCTCGCATAGCGAACCGCGAACCATCCAGACAAATATCAGAATGGTGATGCAAACCACCACCAGACAAAACACATAGCTCCTTCGCATTACAGCCCCCTGTTAGTTGATTTCTTACTGTTAAGAGGCTAATCTTTATGTGTCGCATACAGAATGCCTCAGATTAATGTTAAGCGTCTTGCCGGACGCGTAATGTTAACTGGGGCTTTTCTCTATCTGCCGTTGGTGTTCATGCCCGAGGCAGATAGCCTCAAGCACCCGCAGCAATTCTACTTAACTCTCCTTTTCCCGCAAACCGTTTTTATCCCCAGCGGCAAATCGAATACACCACCAGCGCCACCGCCATCGCAATTCCTACCGTTGTGAATGCTTCAGGCCAAGTCATCGTAAAATATCCTCCGCGCTTATCAGTCCGTTCCGCTCCAGATAACTCATCGCCTTATCCGGTAATTTGCAGTCCGGCTTCGCTTTCCTCAATTGGCTAACCAGTTGTTTAATCAGCATTGTTAATTCCCGTACCTGAACGTCCCCTTTGGTATCCTCATTGGTGAGGATACCATCGTCTTTCCCCTGAAGCATGGCGGCGCAGCAGGCGTTCCATGAAATTTCCTGAAGGGAACGACGAATCTGTGTGCTGCATATACTCCTCCCTGACTCCTGGCTGTTAAACCATGTTTCAAATTCCGGCACTACCGTCGCTGGCGGGGCGGTGTAAAGTGGAACAACTCGCCCTCCCCATTGCTTAACACTACTCTCCGCGAACACTAAATGCTCAGTCCGATAATACCCGGGGGCATCAATATCTTTTCTTTCGCTATCCCACATGTAAACCACCGGCTCTGCTTCCAGCGATGCCAGTGCGATACGAAACACATTAGTAAGCAGGCTGTTTGAAGATTGGTTATCGTGCGCCGGATCGCTCAGGAAACCAGTGATGAATGATTTAATTTCCGCGTTTTCTCTGGTAATAGTGGTCATATCAGTTTTCCTTATACGGATTAATTTTATTGTGTAGTGTGTTGAACGGCGCCCATACCACGTCGTTATACAATTCAATAACTGGCTCAATTATTTTCCCGATAAACCAGACCAGTAATAGCGGGGATATCGGTATCATCAACACGATAAACAGAATGAGAAACAGAAATTCTGTTGTTCTACTCTTTCGCGGATATTTTTTTCTAAATAATGTGACCATTCATTACCGCCCTTTCGGGCGGCCTCCTGATGATTTGAGGGTGAAGGAATCCCTCCGGTTAAGGATTAAATTTTATTTGCAACACTAAATTTAATTATTCAGGCGAGCGAATCTGTTCCGCACAATGCAACAATGCTTCTGTCACTTCCTTAAGCGTTACGGTATCGGCATCATCCAGTCCTGCAACTTTTGCGTGCCTGACAAACGCCGCGCGAAGTTCGTCAAACGCCACCGCCCGTACATCAGCCAAGAAAGCATCTGTAGCCGGGGTTTGCGGCATACCTCCGTCTGTTGCGCAGATATACGCATCAGATATTTCATCCTGCTCGCCATTAAACACATAGCAACTCTGTACGATAAATTTATTCAGCCGCGCATTCTCCGCCGCCAGCGTCATGCGTTCTTTCTCAAGTCGGAAAATTTCAGTCACGTATTTGGCGTTTTCACCACCCTTGATTAACTCGTTAATTCGTTTGCTTTTAATTTCCAGTTCATCCAGCAGTTCCAACACAACCTGAGGTGTGGCTTTCATACGAAATGCCAGCAATTTTTGTGGTGTGGCTGCTATTTTTATTGCTTCTGCCGCCCCACGCAGTGCCTGATAGTCAATCTTGCTCACTGGTTGTCTCCTTTTTCCATGTTTTCAGACTTTCACCACAGAACGGACAAAATGAAACCCGCACTGGTGATTTAGAAAATTCACCGGAACGCAACATCACCAAATCAGGGCCGCGAGTTAAATTCTCATTCCAGATTTTGTATATCAGCAGACCTTTTCGCATCGTGTATTCAGCATCATGCTCAAGGGACTTTGCCAGTGCTGCACATGGTTCTATCTTGTTGCCCTTAACCTGGCATTTTGATTCACTCACCGCACCACCTCCTGAAAATTACCCTGATAAAACGCCAGTACGCGCTGCATAGCTTCGCTCTTCCGGCACTCGCTACAGATTATGTTCTGACGCCTGTCGTAGCGGCGTATTTCTCCGTCTGGTAACTTTCGAATCAGTGTCAGGTCGGTTCTTTTCTCCGGTGTCTTACGCCATACGCGATACGCCTGCTCTGATGCAAAAACACCGTATTTACCGGACATGTATAAATCGCCACAAGCCAGCACATCCACAAGGCAGCGTCGAACCGAATGCCAGCCTGCTCCCGTCGCTCTCTCCAGCTGTGACATCGTCATGCGTCCATTTTTGCGTACCAATCCGATAATTCGTGCCTTCAGCTCTTCCCGCTGTTCGAGAGAAAAAGGTTTCGCCATAAATCCTCCTGAAAAAATCACCTTCACAATTCATACAAAACCAGCCGCTTTCCGGCGTTCATACTCCTGTTTCAGCAACTCAATTGGTGTTGGCCCCGACGGGCGTTTTGGTGCTGCCAGTTGCCGCCGTACGGGCGGAACGCTGAAGCCGTCACCAACATGCTTTGCCCATTTCGTCAGTTGCCGTTCTGCAAGCCGTTTTAACTCCCCTTCGGTCATCTGGCGCTCAATCCCCTTTGAACGCATCTCGAGGCAAATGTGATACAGCACAGGCTGAGGCCACGGATATTTATCGCTTCCGTCGTATCGCCAAGACTCATTGCGCCAGCGTCGGTACTCCTCCATCACAGCATCCACCGTCAGACCGAATGGATTGGCCCCGCTTTCCGAAATCAGCGCCACAAACTCAGCCAGGTCCGGAGGCCATGTTTCACCTGCCCTGCAACGGTCCATGCACTGGCGGCAGACCTGCCGGATTTGCTGCTCAGTCATCGCGCCAATCTGTGCAATCCAGAGCTTCGAAGGTGCGGCCCCGTTCTTCTGGGTCCAGCGGTTCGAATAAACCTCCCCCATGAGTTCCCACAGCTTCCAGGCAGTTTCCGTCGTTGATAAATCCGTTTTCACGCTCCCACCGCTCACGTGCTGCCCGAATTTCCTGAACTGCCCGTGATGCGGTGCCACCTGGTGCTGCTGCATGGTTTACCCCCTTGCTGACTGGTTTAGCCTGCGCCCTGACGTGATTTACGTGACGGGCGAATTTCTGCTCCCACTGAACCTGCGTGAAAACTTTACCCTCCGCTGCCCAGTAGTCCCGGAAGGCGGCAAGTTCAGCTGGTGTAAATTCCGGCTCCGGCAGAGCCACTCCCCACAGAGCCGCCCGTCGTCGAAAATCCGGCGACGGATGCCAGCCATCGGTCATCGGAAATTTCCCGATGGGTTCGCTCAGGCCTTCCAGGTAATCAGGTTCCGCTGTTTGCAACGGCACGCCATTTGCCTCACTGGTCGGAGCACTCTCGCGCACGCGCGCGTTATGTGTGGGGTTTAATTCTTTATCTGTATCTTTATCTGTCGTGACTCGTCGTGACATGTCGTGACATATGCGTGACTCGTCGCGCCCCCCCTCATTCTGTTTTCGTAATTTTTCCCTCTCGCGCTGCGCTCTCTTGCGCTCTGCCGGGGATTTCGCGGTTTGTGAAACGTTGCCATTGTCCTCTTTCAGTACCTGGCGTTTTTCCCATCCACTGATCAAATCTCCATCAAGTACCCGCCCCTGCATTGCCTGTAAAATTGAATCAATTACTTCTTCCGTCACATCAAGCGCACTTGCTAAATCTTCCGCCGTGACATCAATGTGACCACGTAGTGACACGCCGTGACATGTCGTGACATTTCGTGACGCGCTCACCAGAAGGTGGATATACACAGCCATCACTGTTGCGATTGGCTGTCCTGACACCCTGGAAATTGTTCGCCACTTAGGATCGTTTGGCATGTCATGCCATAATCTGAGCCAGGCGTTAGCCATACTCACCTCTTCTGATACCGAATCTTTTACTCACGAATTGCCGGAAGCGATCCGGTATGAATATTGTCAGTCAATGCACAACCACAATATTTCCCGCCGGGCCACCACGATTCATCTGGTTGAAACCAGCGATCGCCACTGCGACAAAATCATCAGCGTCTCTCACCAGTCGTTCCCGCGTCTCCACCAGCTCCCGAAAATAGGCTGAACTGTGGCTGCGCATTCGGGCCACCAGCAGAGGTGGCATTGCTTTTTCGATCGCTGGTAACAACGCCTGAATTTTTTTAACCGCATCAGGGGTGTCTTTATCCAGCCAACGGAAAATTTTCTGGGTATTACGAGCCAGCGCTTCCGGATGGCTGTCGTCATATAGCTCCGGGAACGTCATACCCAGCTCAAAATAAGCCCGGGTTATTTCAGCTGCCGGAACTTTTTCACCGTCCGGATGCGCCCAGGCATTCATCGCCATACGGATGTGTTCATGCTTGATTTTCATGAATCAACTCCGGTGTATTTGGTGTGTTAGCCTTATCTCCAGCAGGCAACCCGTCAGTTGGATTCGGGTATAAATCTGGTCGCAATTCATGAGGAGTAACCCCAGTTGCAATATAAATTTGACGAACCCGTTCCCCCGTCGGAACTCGACCATTGTATTCATTTGCCCATTTGTGTATTTGAGATGGCCAAGCCCCTATTGCACGCCCTAGCGGACGAATACCACCAGCAATCTTTATTGCTTTGTCCAATGCTGTCATACAACCTCCAGTTCAACTAACCACAACAATTGTTCACTTAAAACGAACATAAGTCAACACCTCGAGGAATTGTTAGTGTTCACTGAACGGTTATAATTGCTAAATGGACATGAGAAAAAAGCAATACGACACCCCGCTAGCAGAAAGGTTAGATGCGATCTCTCAACAGCATCATTTAAGTGGTTCAGATTTAGCGCGTATCGCTGGTGTAGGTCGTTCATCAGTCAACGCATGGAAAAAAAGAGGAACAATCAGTAAAGATTCCGCAGCCAAAATTGCAGAAGCCACAAACGTTTCCCTTTCTTGGCTACTGACAGGGAAAGAAGAGACAAATAGAGAAGCGCTTGATGATGACGAGAAGGCCCTGCTTGATGTTTACAGAAACCTGCCACCCGTAGAACGTAGAAATATGCTGGCAGCTTTTCAAATGCGACTTCAAAAACTGACCGAATTTTACTCAGAATACGTCGACCCAATAACACGACAAAAATAATTCTTTATTTTACAGAATCATACCGCCGCAAGGCGGTTTTTTTTACCTTTTACGTATTCATTATGTTGACTTTTGTTCACCTAGAGAGAACAATGTATTCCATCAAAGCACAACGGTGCGACAGGTCTTAGTTCCGCTACCCCGGCGTTAAGGGGAAATGAGGTCAACATGGATACTATCGATCTTGGCAACAACGAATCTCTGGTATACAGCGTGTTTCCCAACCAGGACGGCACATTCACCGCGATGACGTATACCAAAAGCAAAACGTTTAAAACCGAATCTGGCGCGCGTCGCTGGCTGGAAAGAAATTCAGGTGAGTGATATGGATTTCGACACAATCATGAAAAAGGCTTACGAAGAATACTTCGAAAACCTCGCCGAAGGCGAAGAAACTCTCAGCTTCAGCGAATTTAAACAGGCGCTTTCCAGCTCGGCAAAATCTAACGGCTGATAAGCGAAGCAGCACCGCGAGGAATCAGTATGCAGAAACGAGAACCCGTCATCATCGCGCCAGACTATACCGATGATGAACTTTATGAGTGGATGCGCCAGAAAATTAATGCAGCGCAGGATCTGAAATGGGCCAATGAAGCCAGGGCTAAGCAGGCTGAAAATCTGTCCGCTCTGGAGCAGGATATCACCAGGCTGGAAAAAGCAGCGGCATTAAGCATTGCCAGAATGATTACATACCCGCGTTAATAGCTAACCAACGAAGCTAAGGTTGGTAATTAAGGAGTTCTCCACGGGTGAGGTGGAGTGCGTGCGCCGGACACGGGTGAGCATCCGGTACGTTCTTTAAAAATCTGGATAGTCCCAACTTATTTAAACGGTTAATTATCTTGAGTTCATCCAGAACTTATTATTGCAAGCGGGGCAAAAAGTACGAAAATGAGCATCAAAGCGCATTATTTCCATTGGCTGAAGTACAGATATTACCTTTTTTCCAAAACATTGTGGGCAAAGATGCACAGTTATCTCAGTATCGCCTATAAATTGCTTCTTGGAATATACAAGGGTTCCAGAATCAAGCTTGTTAAGCTTGTAACCTTCCGCCTGTCGCTGAAAATCTTCTGTCTCTGCAATTTTTGCTTTGAGATGCATTATCTCTTCATCACGAAAGCGGATCGCATCGCAAAGAGAGAAGCATTCCGCCTGAAGCGTGATTAGTTTGTTCTGAAGTTCAATAGTTGCGGCTTTAACTTCTGCATCCGTTTTTGCGTCATTAATAACCTTAGCGAGACCAGCTGTCTCCTTTATCGCAGCCATAGCCGCTGACAGTTCTGCTATCACGTTGAGTACTCTTCTCGTTGTTGGGGATATCCGGATTATACAAATTTCTTGTTGTTGGGGAATAACAGGAACCACCTCGCCTGACGTGGTTAAAAGCAGGCACACAACGCGAAAGCGTACGGCGAGGTAGCTGGTTTATAGATAGCCTGTCGTTAAATTTTCGTCGACCGTGCGCTTCCGGTTGTGGCACTCCGCGAAATGGCGCGGCGGTAAGTATGGCGGGGTTATTCCTTCCCCGTTGAGGACACCAGGTTGTCAGGTTGACCATACGCTTAAGTGACAACCCCGCTGCAACAACCCATGTTGATTACCTTTTGGCGGGTATCCGTTTTTTGTTTTCCCTTGTGATACCCGCCCTTTTTAAAGTGAATTTTGTGATGCGGTGAATGCGGCTCAGCGCACGCGGAACAGTTAAAAAGGCCAGTTGACTTCCGTATTGGTTCTTATGGGTGGGTTCTCTGTATCCGGCGTTAATTGTTAACTGGTTAACGTCACCTGGAGGCACCAGGCACCGCATCACAAAATTCATTGTTGAGGACGCGATAATGGAAAAGTTATCATGCAATGCCAGTACGTCTGAACTTCGTTTCGAAATTGGCGTTATCACTGGAGACAAAACATTTATTGAAGACGCCATTAAGCAGAGAAAACTCGAGCATGACCTGTTAAATGAAGTATGCATTCCTTCAATGCTGGCTCGTCTTGACCTGCTGCAAAAAGGATATAAACAATGAATACAACATTTGCACTCGTTCTGACAGTTTATCTTGTTTCCGGCGAATCTCTTGAGCTGGTGACTGGCTTATACGGTTCAATGAAAGAATGCATGGCTGCCGCAGCAGAACAAAAAATTCCCGGTAACTGTTATCCGGTAGATAAAGCTACTCACACTAATAATAACGAAATACCGGCAGGACTTTAAAACAGCACCGTAATTAATATCCGGTTTTATTTTTATATGCCAGCAATGGCAGGGATTTGTTCACCCTTAAATCTGTAATGAGGTTAAAACAAAATGAGTAAAGTCTTTATTTGCGCCGCCATTCCGGACGAACAGGCAATAAAGGAAGAAGGTGCAGTCGCTGTAGCCACTGCCATTGAAGCCGGTGACGAACGCCGCGCCCGTGCCAAATTTACCTGGCAATTCCTGGAGCAATATCCGGCTGCTCAGGACTGCGCTTATAAATTTCTTGTCTGCGAGGATAAACCCGGCATGCCCCGCCCTGCTATCGACTCATGGGATACCGAATATATGCAGGAAAACCGCTGGGATGAAGAGTCAGCCTCTTTTGTCCCGGTCGAACCAGAATCCGATCCGATGAACGTCAATTTTGACAAGCTGTCCCCTGAAGTGCAGAACGCAGTCCTGGTTAAGTTCGGTACATGCGAAAACATCACCGTTGATATGGTGATTAGCGCACAGGAGTTACTGCAGGAAGACGTGGCGACATTCGACGGGCATATCGTTGAAGCACTGATGAAAACACCAGAAATTAACGCTATGTATCCGGAACGCAAACTGTTCGCTATCGGATGGGTTAAACATAAATGTAAGCCTGGCGCAAAATGGCCGGACATTCAGGCCGAATTACGTAACTGGAAAAAACGGCAGGACGCAGAGCGCAAAGAGACTGGAAAATACACGTCTGTTATTGATCTTGCCCGCGCCAAAGCCAACCGACAGCACACTGAAAACCCGGCGGGAAAAATCCCCCCTGCCACTGCTGCCATTCGTCGTGAATACAAGCAGACATGGAAAACACTGGATGAAGAACTGGCCTACGCTCTCTGGCCTGGTGATATTGATGCCGGAAACATTGACGGCAGCATCCATCGCTGGGCAAAAAATGAAGTTATCGACAAGGATCGCGAAGACTGGAAGCGCATCTCCGCATCAATGCGCAAACAGCCTGATGCGCTTCGCTACAGCCGTCAGACGATTTTTGGTCTCGTTCGCGAACGTCCGATCGACATTCACAAAGACCCTGTGGCACTGAACAAATACATTACTGAATACCTGACTACAAAGGGCGTGTTTGAAGATGAAGGAACAAATCAGAGCGCAACTGATACTCTCTCGTCGCCAGTACCAGAAACTGATGCAGTGGAAACGGCAATTCCGGACAACGAAAAAACCGAATGCAAAGTGGAAGTCGAACCATCTGTAGAGCGTGAGGGGCCGTTCTACTTCCTCTTCACCGACAAGGATGGCGAAAAATACGGTCGCGCAAACAAACTTTCTGGTCTGGATAAGGCGCTGGCTGCCGGGGCTACTGAAATCACGAAAGAAGAATATTTCTCCCGCAAAAACGGTACATACTCAGGTTCACAACAAAATACTGGTGCATCTGACACGACCGCACAACCAGAGCCGGTAAAAGTTACCGCTGAAGAAGTAAACAAAATTATGCAGGCAGCCAATATCAGCCAGCCTGACGCCGATGAACTGCTTGCAGTATCACGTGGTGAATTTGTTGCAGGGATTAGCGATCCGAATGATCCGAAATGGGTGAAGGGGATTGAAACCCGCGATTCTGTGAACCAGAACCAGCAAGAAACGGAACAGAACGACCAGAAAGCGGAACAAAACAGCCCAAATACGCAACAAAACGAGCCAGAAACGAAACAACCTGAACCAGTAGTGCAACAGGAACCGGAAAAGATCTGCACCGCCTGCGGTCAGAGCGGTGGCGGCAACTGCCCTGATTGTGGTGCGGTGATGGGTGACGCAACATACCAGGAAATATTCGATGGAGAGAATCAGCCTGAAGTTCAGGAAAATGATCCGGAGGAAATGGAAGGCACTGCGCATCAGCACAAGGAGAACACTGGCGGCAATCAGCATCATGCCAGCGATAGTGAAACTGGCGAGGCGTCAGATCCCTTAATTAAGGTGAACGGTCATCATAATCTCACATCCTCCAGCAGAGCGGGAATTCATCTGATGATCGACCTTGAAACCATGGGAAAAAATCCCGATGCCCCGATTATCTCAATAGGCGCAATATTTTTCGATCCGCAAACCGGAGATATGGGACCGGAATTTAGTAAGACTATCGATCTGGAAACTGCTGGCGGAGTCATTGATCGGGACACCATTAAATGGTGGCTTAAGCAATCACGCGAAGCGCAATCTGCCATTATGACCGATGAAATCCCGTTAGATGATGCACTGTTACAATTGCGGGAATTTATCGACGAAAACTCCGGTGAATTTTTTGTTCAGGTCTGGGGAAATGGAGCCAACTTCGACAACACGATTTTGCGCCGTTCATACGAACGGCAGGGGATCCCCTGCCCGTGGCGCTACTGCAACGATCGCGATATACGCACAATCGTTGAGCTGGGGAAAGCCATAGACTTCGATGCCAGAACTGCTATCCCATTCGAAGGTGAGCGCCATAATGCACTTGATGACGCTCGTTACCAGGCAAAATACGTTTCAGCTATCTGGCAAAAACTGATCCCGAGTCAGGCTGATTTTTAATGTTCAACCCTAATTGCCGCTAACCGTATATAGTTAGCGGCGGTTATGAGATATAGCTATGAGCAGCTTATTTTTAACCGAAGATGAATTGCTAATATTAACGGGCTGCAAATATGCAAGCCACCAGCGAAAATGGTTAATGGAAAACGGGCTTCCGTTCTATACCAATCGTAGTGGCAAACCGATTGTCAGCCGGGATCTATTTACCTGCAATAAAACTTTACCACCACGCGAGGTAGAGCCGAATTTTGGTGCGATCTGATGGGAAGACGAAGGAAAAATCCTGAACACGAAAAATTACCTCCAAATGTATACCCAAATAAATATAGTTATGTATGGAAACCAACATCCAGAGAATCTGTCACACTAACCGCCATCAAGGATGGTTTAGCTGCTTTATGGAAAAAGTATGAGGAAACTGTAAATAATCGCGATCGTGCAATGACATTCGGTCGCTTGTGGGAAAAATTCCTCGCCAGCGCCTATTACAGTGACCTTAGTCCAAGAACACAAAAAGATTATCTGCAACATCAAAAAAAGTTGCTTGCCGTATTCGGTAAGGTACCAGCGGATTCCATAAAACCAGAACACATCCGTCGATACATGGACAAAAGAGGGGAGCAGAGTAAAACGCAAGCCAACCATGAAAAAAGCAGTATGTCCCGTGTTTACAGTTGGGGGTATGAGCGAGGGTACGTGAAGGCTAACCCATGTGCAGGTGTAAGTAAATTCAAGGCCAAAAACCGCGAACGATATGTAACCGACAAAGAATACCAGGCAGTATTAAGCGTTGCACCTCTTCCTGTTTTTATCGCAATGGAAATTGCCTATCTGTGTGCAGCGAGGGTTTCCGATGTGTTATCGCTGAAATGGGAACAGATTGGAAACGACGGGATATTCATCCAGCAAGGGAAAACCGGAAAAAAACAGATAAAAGCATGGAGTCCACGATTACAGGCAGCGATCGAAAAAGCAAAACAGTTACCAAAATCTGCCTATGTGATCAGCAATCAATACGGCAACCGATATATGTACAAAGGCTTTAACGAAATGTGGGTAGAAGCAAGAAATCGTGCTGGAAAAATTTCAGGTATTTTAACCGACTTCACCTTTCATGATCTGAAGGCGAAAGGAATTTCAGACTATGAAGGAAGCAGCCGGGATAAGCAACTTTTCTCTGGTCACAAAACCGAAGGGCAAGTGCTAATCTATGACAGGAAGGTTAAAATTTCACCAACACTTAATGTCCCGTTACCTGAAAATATTCCAAGAAAATATTCCAAGTAATTCCAAGTGTGATTTTTGTCACTGACTTAATGATGTGTAAGTGATTGAATTTTGGCGGAGAGAGGGGGATTTGAACCCCCGGTGGAGTTGCCCCCACTCCGGTTTTCGAGACCGGTCCGTTCAGCCGCTCCGGCATCTCTCCGTTCAGATGGTTGCCATGATGCCAGGAAATTTGGCATTTTAACAGTCCCTGTCCGTGCAATTTTGTTCAAGTGACGAGTTTGCGAGCAAAACGATGATTAAGTGGCCCTGGAAAGTACAAGAATCAGCACATCAAACTGCCCTTCCCTGGCAGGAAGCACTATCGATCCCCCTTTTAACGTGTCTGACGGAACAGGAACAAAGCAAATTAGTCACTCTTGCCGAACGTTTTTTACAGCAAAAGCGGCTTGTTCCTTTACAGGGCTTTGAACTGGATTCATTAAGAAGCTGCCGGATAGCACTTCTATTTTGCCTACCCGTTCTGGAGTTAGGACTGGAATGGCTGGATGGTTTTCATGAAGTCTTAATTTATCCTGCGCCATTTGTGGTCGATGATGAATGGGAAGACGATATCGGTCTGGTGCATAACCAACGTATTGTTCAGTCAGGTCAGAGCTGGCAGCAAGGGCCTATCGTTTTGAACTGGTTGGATATACAAGATTCTTTTGATGCTTCTGGTTTTAACCTGATTATTCATGAAGTCGCTCATAAGCTGGACACCCGTAACGGCGATCGCGCCAGCGGAGTTCCCTTTATTCCGTTGCGTGAGGTTGCTGGCTGGGAACACGATCTTCATGCTGCAATGAACAACATTCAGGAAGAAATCGAATTGGTTGGCGAGAATGCGGCGAGCATTGATGCTTATGCTGCCAGTGATCCTGCTGAATGTTTTGCCGTACTTTCTGAATATTTCTTTAGCGCCCCAGAACTTTTTGCTCCTCGTTTCCCTTCATTGTGGCAACGTTTCTGCCAATTTTATCAACAAGATCCTTTGCAGAGACTGCATCGCACTAATGATACAGACTCGTTTTCGGCGACGAATGTTCATTAA